TGCCAGAGTTGTTGATTCTAGTTCTTTTGACTTTCAATTACCAAACGAAAATTCATCACGAAAGTTTGTTTGTGATTCCTTTCCTAGAACTATTCCATTCTTAAATAGAATTAAATTAACTTGTGTATTTCGTGAGGTGTTTGAAGCGTAATGGCAATACCTTTTTCAGAACTAAATAAAATTAACCCAAGTTCTATTATTGAACTATTTGTATTACAACTAACTGTTGGTGTTCATGTGCCTTCACCAAATTCTCAAAATTTTCCGACTGTATATAGATTTCACGCTGGAGCAAATCTTAACAATTTTGGTGAAATAAAATATTTACAAAATTCTTACCAAAGAGTAGCTGTACAAGCCGAAGGTTTTGAAAGAAGAAGCAGTGGCACGATTCCTAGACCAACAATGACTTTTTCTAACTTAGGTGGAATAACTTATACTCCTTCTGGTTCAATTATTACCATGTCAGATTTTTTACAAATAATTAATTTAACAACACCAAATAATGACTTATTAGGAGCAACAATTACTAGATTAATGCCTTTAGCTTCTTCTTTAGATACAACAAATTTCACTTCTGGTGTAAATCCATTTAATTCATCAGTTGGATCAGCTGGTCTTGCTGACAGGTTGCGTGATGAAATATTTGTTATTGACAGAAAAGCTCTTGAAAACAGACAAGTTGTTCAATTTGAGTTGACGAGTGCTAATGATTTAGAAAACAAAAGAATACCTCAAAGAACAGTAACTAAAAAACTTTTTCCTGCTGTTGGTACGTTTATCTAATGAATAAATACATTTGGTCTAAAGATGCATTTGAACACGCTATTGAATGTGGTGCTGAAGAATCTTGTGGGTTAATTTTAGATATTGACGGAATAGAAACATATTGGAAATGTAAAAATATTTCTAAATCATATAAAACTGAGTCTTTTGTTATAGACCCTATTGATTATGCGGATGGTGAAGATCAAGGAGAAGTTTTAGGAATTGTGCATAGTCATCCTCAAGGAGAGCTTATTTTTAGCCATGCTGATAGACTTAGTTGTAAATTTAACGATTTACCTTTTTATCTTGTAGATCCCCAATCTGAATCTATTATTGTTTTATACCCATCTGAAATAAATGATTAATTTAAAAATTTATGGCAGATTAAGAAAATTCATAGGGAAATCTAGCTTTGAAATAGAAGCTAATAGTCCACGTAAAGCTTTTAATTTTCTAATAGCAAATTATGAAAATGTTGGTGAGCATATAAAAGATCAGGAGTATTGTATTCTTGTTGGCGGTATAAAGATTGATGAAGATATGCTAGATATGGAAATAGAAAGTGATGTAAAGATAATACCTGTAGTTCATGGAAATATTCTTCCATTTATTTTTGGAGGACTTAGTTTATTAGCAGGTATTAAGGGTTCTATTCTTGGGATTACATTAGCTCCAGCAGTAAAAGGTTTTTTAACAAATTTAGGAGCAGGACTTTTACTTCAAGGAGTATCAAATCTTTTAGCTCCTCCTCCTCCTTCTGCTGGTCAACAAGAAGACCCTAGAGATCAAAGTTTTGTATTTTCTGGCCTTTTAAATAATACGAAACAAGGTGTTCCGATTAATATTGTTTATGGAGAAACATTAATTGGCAGTACAGTAGTAAGTAGTTCTGTTGACACTTTTCAATATGTATCTGTCAATTTTGATGACATTCCTTAATATAACAAATGGCTTTTGAACGCAGAGAAATTATTGATGCATCCTTAGAATCAGGTGTACTCAAGTCTATTGACTTTGGCTTAATAGTTGATTGCCTTTGTGAAGGACAAATAGAAGGTTCTGCTTCTGCAAGTAAAGCAAGAATAACAGATAAAAATTCAACGGCTTATAGAAATGCTTTCTTAAAAGATTTATTTTTAAATAAAATTGCAGTTTTACAAGCAGCAGCAAGTAATACAGCCCCTACAGAACAAGACTTTAACTATCCTGTTAAACCAGATGTAACAAATCATCAAGATAAATTAACCTTTAACTTTCAAGATGGAACTGTAAACAATAAAATTTTGCTGTCTAGAAATGAACAAACAGCTTTAGTTCCGTTAGGTCCTACTACTGAACTGACTTTTCCTGAAGGTGGAAGTGCTACATCCAGATCAGTATCAATAACAAATCCTAATGTTGATGCTGTACAAGTAAAAATAAAATTTGACCAATTTTTTAAATTAAATCCAAAAAACGGTGATAGAAACTCTACAGAAGTAAGAATAATTATAAAAATAAATCCTAATAATAGTTCACAAACTACAGTTATTAGTGAACCCATACAAGGTAAAAGTTTTAATGCATACAATGTTGACTTTGGAATTAATTTCACTACTGCGACTGGCTTTAATAAGACTATAGGCAGTTCTTCTTCTTTCTTTCCTGTAGTCGTTAGTGTCGAGAGAGGAAATGATGAAGGTGATCAAAATACATTTAATACAGCAAGATTATCTGAAGTTAGAGAGATAATACGAGAACAAAATAATTATCCGCATATTGCATATTCGACTTTAAGATTTTCAACTGAATTGTTTACATCTGCTCCATTAAGAAATTTTAGGATTAGAGGAAAACTAATAAAAATCCCACATAATATGGATGTTGACTATACAAATGGGAGATTAGTACAGCAAGTTGACAATAATGGGGATTTAGTACCTTTTAATGGTACTTTTAAAGCTGCTAAGGAGTGGTGTAGTGACCCCGCTTGGGTTTTATATGATCTTCTTATCTCGCATGAAGAGAGAATAACAAGAGATAGCAATAACGTAATTATAAAAAATGAACAATATGGTGCTGATATCCCCGAATCAAGCTTAGATCCTTTTAGTTTTTTTAAAGTAAGTAAATATTGTAACCAGCTAGTTCAAGATGATAACAATAATCTCGAACCTCGTTTCTCTATTAATGTAAACATTCAAAATAGACGTGGTGCGATGCAAGCAATAAATGATATCTGCACAGTGATGAACGCAATTCCTTTTTATGAAGAGGGTACAATTAAAATTGCACAAGACGCTCCAAAAGATCTAGATAATCCAACTGCAGTCAGTTTTGATTATGTTTTTAATAATGCAAATGTTGTTGAGGGTGCTTTTGTATATTCTGGTACGTCTTCGAAGACCAGATTTAATGTAATTAATGTATCTTTTTTAAATCTTGATAGTCAGGAAGTTGATTATGAGACAGTAGAAGATACTGCTTCCCAAGCAAAATATGGTGTTCAAACAAAAAATATAAATTCTTTTGGAGTTACTTCTAGAAGTCAGGCGGGAAGAGTTGGTCGATGGTTTTTGTTAACACAACAGGACCAAACAGAAACTTGTACATTTGAGACAAATATAGCGGCTGGTTCTGTTGTTACTGTAGGAAGTATTATTGGTATTGCAGATAGAGTTAAAGCTGCCTCAAGAAGAGGAGGTATTGTCAAGAGTGCGACTCAGAGTGCGGTTACTATTGATGATGCCTCTGCTAATACTTTACCAAGTCTTACCAATAGCCCCACAATAAGCTGTATGTTAAGTAATGGTACAGTTGAGACAAAAACCATTTCAGGATATACAGGTAATGTAGTATCTGTGACTAATGATCAATTTTCATCTGCTCCAGTAGAAAACAGCCCATACATTTTGGAAGAGGCAACCCAAAAAGTACTTGCATTTAGAGTTGTTGATATTAAAGAAAACACAGGTAAAACATATACAATTTCTGCTATAAATTATAATCCTAATAAATATAATGTTATTGATAATGAAGGAGCGACATTAACTCCAAGACCTACAGTAAACGTAGTTACAAAACTACTAGAAGCTCCAACTATTAGAGACGGTTCGATCAGAGAGGTAATAACTGTTGATAATGGTACAAATCTTCCAGTCTCAAAATTATTTATAGATTGGGAACCTGTAACAGGTGCATCTGGTTATCATTTGATTTACAGAAAAGACAACGAAGATCCTATAGTGGTAAGAACTCAGTTGACTGAGTTTGAAGTTGTTAATGCTGGATCGGGTACTTATAATATTAAAGTTTTTACGATAAATGGTTTAGGTCAAAAGAGTACTTATCCTGTTGAAAAAGTTGTTAACACTGTTGGCTTAACTGAACCACCAGAAAATCCAACGAATCTAATAGTAGAAGCTTTAAGTAATACACAAGTAAGAGTTTCATGGGATAAAGCGTTAGCAGTTGATGTTTTATTTGGTGGATTTTGTATTTTAAGACATGATCCAAAAACAATATCTCAAGGTGCTAATTTTACTGATGCAACAGATATAAGTGAAACGATTACTGGATCTTCAAATGAATTTATTGCTCCAGCTATGCAGGGTACATATTTTTTAAAATTTCAAGATTCAAGTTTAATAAGATCAGCAACAGCAGCTAATGTAGAGTTTAATTTTGCTGAAATACAAGATGAATTATTAATAAAGGAACAACGTGAAAATCCATCATTTAGTGGTAACAAGCCAAGCAATCATTTACAAGTTGTATCTAATGAACTTTTATTAACTAACCCCGCAACATCTTTAACGGGTACTTACGAATTTGCCTCTGTTTTTGATTTAGAAGCCAAATATACTAATGTAAGATTTCAAAGACATATAGATTCAGCAGGTTTTTTTGTATCAGGTTTATTTGATTCAATTGTAAATGTTGATCAGCTAGAAAATTTTGATGGAGAAGGTTCTGAAACTATTAAATCCTTATTGAAAATACAAACGTCTGATGATAATGTCACATATTCAACATCCCAACCATTATTTAATGGTTTATTTGTAGGTAGATATTTTAAATTTGAAAGTGAAATTATTTCTGTTGATGCTAATGAAAATATGAAAATAAAAGAATTAGGTTTTGACGCTTTTCTACCAGCAAGAACTGAAAATAAATATCAAGATGGTGGTGTAGGAGGAACTGTAAAATCTGAAGCTCAACAATCAACAACAAGTGCTTCTGGAAAAGATGTTGTATTTGCTAATAGATTTTTCACTGGTACGACCAATATAGGAGGATCAACAACTACTTTCCTACCTTCAATATCAATAGCACCTGAAGATATGTCTTCAGGAGTGTCTTTTGCTTTGTCTAATATAAGCGGAACAGGCTTTACAGTATTATTTACAGATGCATCAGGATCTCCTGTAAATGTGAAATTTACGTTTCAAGCGGTAGGATATGGAAAAGGATCTTAGTTAAATGGTAAGAGTTAATTCAACAAATAAGGAAACTGCAAGTAATTTTTCACCCAATAACGGAACAGGATTGCAAGTTAGAACGGCAATTAAAGATGTTTTAGAAGCTTTAAGGACTGTTAATAGTGGCTTTGGAGATCCTAGTGGTGCAACTAATACTACTGGCTATCAAATGCACATAGATACCACCAATGAATCGTCTGGTGAATCTTTATTGAAAATCAAACATCCTACTAATACAGGTTTTGTTGAAATAGGCAATGTATTAGATACTAATTTAGGGTTACTACCTAAAGCGGGTGGAACGATGACAGGTCAGCTAAAGGTTGATGATGGTGGTACTGCAATCGCACCAGCTATAGGTTTTGATAATGATACTGATACTGGATTATTTAGAAGTGCTGCTAATGAGTTAGCTATATCTACGGCTGGTACAGAAAGATGGACTTTTTTATCTGATGGAAGTTTAACTACTCGTGGAACATCAATTAGTACTGCTTTAACAACTGCTGGTGCTGCATTTTTTTTTAATAACAATAAATTTAATGGTTTAGCTTTAGTAAAAGATGACATTGGTTGGGGTACACCTTTGTTTATAAAGCGTTTAAATCCATACGCTACAGGAAATCTTGTTGAATTTTTTTCACATAATACTTTTTGTGGTGCTATAAATACAACTACTGGCACTACTACAAATTTCAACACAAATGTTTCTGATAGAACATTAAAAAAGAATTTTGAAAGTTGGGATGAGAATACTTTAGATTTATTTAAAAATTTAAATCCACAAAAATATAATTATATAAGTGAAGATAATACAGCAGAGAAAAATAAAGGTTTTATAGCTCAAGAATTAGTAGATAGTTTTCCAGAAGCATATCCACAAAATGATAAAGGTAAATATATGTTTAACCCTTCGGGAATGGTTGTTTATTTAATGAAAGCATTACAGGAGTCAGTTGCTAAAATAGAGACATTAGAAGCTAAAGTGGCTGCTCTTGAGGCTAAGTAATGACTGTAAAAACTGCTGTTAAGAACTTT